AGTACCGTTAAACGTTAGGGTGACAGGCATTCCGCTGAATGGCGCAATTTCTGACACGACGTCTCCTGCCAGCACGTTAAAACCGCCCTCGATGGATACATGATAATTCACTGGCGCTTTCAGGGTGACAATTGCACCGGCGATCCAGCCAGGAGGAAGTTTGTTCTCATCCTCGTCTTCATCATTATCATCATCGACATCGAGGCCAGAAAACGAGACAGAGGCACCGCTGACGGTCATGGCATCAGCAACGATATCACTGGCTTCAGGGGCAGTCTGAGCCATATCGAGGCCGCTGCCGCTCGACGTTCCCCCAACTTCCGTTGAGTTGAACCATATCTCACTGCGACGATCCCCGGCCACATTATCGCCAGGCCCATAGCTGGTATATGAAAAACCATCACCTAAGGTCAGCGCCGGAGTTTCTCCTACCCGAAAATCTCCACCGGTATAGGAGAAACGCCCATATCCAAGGCAGACAAACATTTCGACCGTCATTCTGGTGGGATCAGCAGGGTCGAATCGCGTTACCGGCTGCACCAGGTAATCCGGGTAAATCCGGTTTCGCCCAAAAGCCTCCCTAACGGGATCGCCAAGCTTCGCTGTATTGGCTTTAGCCGGAGTCAGATCCAGCGATGAAGCGTTACTGGATGAAAAGCCGCCCAGCTCTGGTTTAGGAGCAAAGAATAATGCATAGGCCGTAGAAGCAATGGATACGGCCACCGAAACCCACGCGGCAATTTCAAGACCCGTGCCATAAGGAATGGGATATATCCGCACGTCACTGTCTGGCCGCAACAAACATAACGGCCATTCCGCCGGGGGCACTGCCTGGCCGTTCAGCTCGATCACGACAGGATGAGTTTTATCCTGTGAATAGCTCGGGACATTTCTGCACATCCACTCATGCAGCGTAAGCACACCATGATCGTGCGTTTCAAGGGGTTCACCCGGTAGCCGGGACGGGTAAAACTTTATCGTCATTGCCAGAACTCCACGCGGTTAAAGCGACGGATAAATCGCGACAGTGGCAGAAACGTAACCCCCGAGCCTGGATTACATTCCGCGACCTGCAGCTGGTTATCGAGCATCACAACAATCCCGACATGGGAAACCGTTGAACCCGAATAGCAGGCCACTCCGGCACCTTCACACGGGGCACAACGTTTCAGCGAAAGCATCAGCTTTCTCGCTTCCCGGTCGAGGCCACCGCCGTCTTTGGTCACACCGGCAAAATCCGGCCAGACAGGTAAACCAAGATCGCGACGTATCTCATTCACAATGCCGAAGCAGTCGAGTTTTGGAAAAGAGCGACCGCCCTTCAGCCAGGTGACTGAACGGTATTTATCAGCGATAAACATATTTGCCTCAGATTAGTAACGTAAGCCCGGATGCTCGGCGAGGTTGTAACGTTTACGGGGCCAGGCTGTTTTGAGGACATTCATATAGCCTGCCGTGACCTGAACTGCTGTCGGGGTCCAGGAGCCGAATTTGATATCGAGCGTATACGGTGATGATGCCGGAGCAGACAGATCGGATGAAATGTACCGCCGGAATGTCAGCGTGGCTGATTTCATTTCATCCAGAATTTTATCGATCGCCTCTGAAACCCGTCCGTCAATATTGCTGATAGCAAACTTTAAATCCTGTGTCCCGTCGGCGTTCCTGGCTGGTAAGGCGATATCTATCGCGCTGGCCTCAAACGTCACCGGCTGACCATTTTCCAGCGTCACTGAAACGTCATCCCAGCCACTGGTTAGCCAGTAGTTATCATCTCCTGCCGATATCTGCAGCGTATCGTGAATAACCTCCGATCCGCTGCTGGCATATAGCCGCTCAAGAATTGTCATGCTTCGGCCACTCTCTGTTTAGCGCAATATCCAGTAACGACTGGCCCGCCAGCCATTCCGGGTAATTTCCCCAGCCTGAAGGCGGTAACGGGCGCTCCCATAATTCCAGCGTTGCGCTGTACTGCCAGTATTTTGGCGCGACCAGCGTCGGTCCCTCGTAAATATCCACGAACCTGGCTTTATAGGGCTTTACCCCTATGGGAGTCAGGAGTTTCAGATAGAACCATGACTGGCCATCTTTAAGCGCATCCCTGAAAAACGCCTCAAACACCTGTGCCAGAGCATCAGTTTTAAAAATCCATTTAACCGATGCCTGGGTGGGTGTTGAGGTATATCGCCTTCGTTGTTGAGCGCGACCGGACGTCATCTCCGTTCGCAGTAAAGGTGATATGGTCTTAAACCCGTACCCGTCCATAAGCGGCATGGGCAGGTATTCGTCCGGGTAGAAAATATCTGCCATGAATATTCCCTCCGGGCAGGTCTATCTTGGTTTTTTGGATTGGAGATTTGAATAAATAGCCCGACCGAATTTCTTCTGGGGGTTATTTACTTCGGCGGTTAAGGTGTTAACTATCCGCTGTTCCAGAGCGTCATTCCTTCGCTCAATTGCCTGCATCGTTATGTCATCCGGTTTACCGGTGAACGTACTTCGGGCATCTACGCTGACAGCAATTCGTGGCTGTGCCTGGATCTGCTTCGCTGCGTTCTGTACCGCCGGTGACTCCCGCCCAACAGCTTTGACCCCCAGCGAACCATCAGCGCCACGGGTAAGCGGCATGATGGCTTCCGGCCCGGCCTCGCCGAATACACCCGCCCCTTTCGCAAACGCAAAATATTGGGGAGTGCTGTAAACACCATTGCTGTAGGCAGAAAGTGACGGAGAATCGTAAACGCCTCCGAGAGCGTTGAATGAAAAATTAGCTCCCGCGCTTTGAATAGCGGTACCACTACTTACCGCACCGCTGGCACCGCCAAAAAGACTACCGAACAACCCACCCGCTCCGCCGCCAAATGACGCCATAATCGCTTTGGTGATCAACGCCTGTGTTGCCATCTGGATCAGCGTCTTAATCACCGTTTCACCAAGAGAGCTGAAGATATTCGACATACCATCTTTAAACGAAGCGGCACCCGTCAGGACGTTTGTCAGGTTGTTCGAGATAGAGTTAGTGGTGGCATCCAGAAGCTCGCTGGTTGCAGTGGCAGCCATTGAACTCAGATCAGAAGCCTGATCGGCATAGTTCATCAGGGAATCGCTGATCCCTGCCCGCCAGTCTGACTGCTGTTCATCGGTTTTTTTGTAATACTCCTCCTGAATATCCAGGCGTTCAGCAAGCGCTGCTTTAAGCGCTTCCGTTTGCTTTTTATACAGGTCTTCGGAAATCTGCCCACGACTGAAATCACGCTGTAAATCACGCTGCTGCCTGAGAAAATCAGCGCGAATATCCGCCATTTCCTTCATTCGGTCACGGGCTTTATCCCCCTGTCCCGCGCCGAGGAAATCGATATTCCCCCTTTCCCGGGCGGCAGCATTACTGTCGGCCAGACCTTCGCGGAATGTTTTTAACTGTTCAGCGATATTTTTCTGATCAATAAGTGCCGCATTGTGCAGCAACGTTTCCTTTTTGGATTTTTCAAGCGAAGATAATTCCCCCTGAGTAACCTGATATTTCATCTTTGCCAGTTCAGTGTTTTGGCTGGAAAGAGCAATTTGCTCCCGTTGCTGTTTAATCAGCCGGGTATAGGTATCTTCGGTTTTCTCCGCCTCGGTTTTCCCATGCCTTCCTTTTGGCTTGGGTTTATTTTCCTGGTTGTTTCTCCATTCATTCAGGCCGTTATTAATCAACTCCTGCCGTCCGGTCTGAAACTGTGGGTCGTTAGTTAACCCCAGGTCATCCGCAGCATAACCCAGTCGTGCGCGCTCCTTGTCCTCACCTTTGAGTTTTGAAAGCGCCAGATCACGACGGCTTTTTTCAAGTGCAGCCGTTTGCTGGGTTGTCAGGTCTACCTGTGGTAAGCGTACTGGTGCGTTTACCAGCCCCTGTCGGGCCATGAGAAGATTATTTCCGAGACCCAGCAAACGGTTAAATTCAGTATGCTCACCGTTCATCATTAATAACGATTGATATGCTGAATTCTGTTCTGCAGCCTGCTGCCGGATTAATGCTATTCGCCTGTTCTCTATCCCTTCCAGTACCGACTGGATCGACTCAGACTTAGCCTGCATCTGAGCTAACCTCTCCTGTTCAACGGCCAGAGCGGAAGTCGCTTCTTCCAGACCACGGGTGACCGTTTCGACCGAAGTCAGGTGGTTTATCATGAAACCACCACTGGTTGTCGGGCCGGGGTTAGACAGGACATACTGATAGCCCGCGATCTCTTCCTTCAGGCTTTTTACTTTAGATGCCTGGGCATCAACAAGACGGTTTTGCTCCTCCAGCGCCTGACGGGTTTTGGTCTCATTATCAGAAACTTCGGGCAGGGACATTGATTTTGTCTTTTCACGGACAGCGTCAATGGTGTTTGCATATTCCTGAGCGGATAATCTGGCCTGCTCCTGATTCTGGTACATCGTGTACCAGGCACCGGCACCAAGCAACACCAGCCCAGGAATACCGCCAACGAGGCCTAATGCTCCCCCCATGAGCCGGGAACCTACAGCAGTAACCGAATTCAGTGCAGTCTGAGCGGATACTCTGGCCTGAATATTACGATTAAGTGACTCCTGCGCCAGTGAGAGCCGTTTTTCTGCGGCGGCCTGCGCGTCTGTACCCCGCGCCGCTGCCAGTGCCTGCTGGGCACGATAAACTGCAGCACGCGCGCGAGCTGTCGAAACCTGCGTCCCTCTGACCTGGGCTTCAGCTAAAGCTACTTCACTTTTTGCGGCGTTAATAATCCCAGCCGTTGCAGAGCTGGCACCAAGAGCCATATTTCCCAAATATCGGGCTGCACCAACGGCAACAAGCGCTCCTGCAGCAGTGGCGACCTGATCAATATTGTTGGCTACGCCATCAAGTAATCCGGTCAGGGTATTTGTCGCGCCACTCGCTTCATTAGCTCCACCGACCCATTGCATAAAAGCGTTTTCAACTTTTGTTGCCGACGATGAAACGGTCTGCGGCAACTCACCATATTCATTCCGGAGCTTACCAAGCTGGCTGATGAGGGCCGGAACTACTTTATCAATGGTTAACTGCCCCTGATCCGCCATAGATTTAAGGTCTTTACGCGCAACCCCCATCCCTGCCGCAAGCGCCCGTATAACCCTGTCGCCGCTCTCGTTGACGGCATTGAATTCTTCACCTCTCAGCACGCCCTGCGCCAGAGCCTGGCTAAACTGAGTGATGACCGAACTGGACTCCTGAGCATTCGCGCCAGAAAGTTTTAAACCAGTAGAAATAGCCTCAGTAATATCCAGCACCTGGCTGGAGCTGTAACCATATTCCCGCATTGAGGCTGCTGAACGGGAAAATAAATTAGCGTTGTCAGAAAAAGATGTGCCCGTTTTCTGGCTGATATCCATCAGCTGTTTTTGAGAGCTGGTAAAATCATCAGTTGATTGAGATGCCTGTTTTAGGCGGGCGTTTACTGAATTCCATTCATCAGCCAGGGATATCAAATGCCCCGTAGCAAAAGCACCAGCAAATGCCCCGGTCAATCCCAGTGCGGTAGCCTTTGCTGACTCCATCTGGTCAGTAAGCTCAGCAACAGAACGGCGAGTTTCCCGAACTGAAGCCGCGGCCTGCCTGCCGCCATTCTGCATTGTTTTATAATAATCAGCCCCCATACGTGACGCGCGGGCTATCTCGGTCTGAAATGACTGAGAGTTAGCAGAAACTTTAATGATAAGTTCACGCAGGGTTGCCATTTCATTTCCTCAGAAACAAAAAACCCCACATTGTGGGGCTTTTTATGATTTCAATATTATTAAATTAAACCAGCTTTTTTCCTTGCTTCTTCCAGATAATCTTTTTCTGGTTCCTCTTTTTTATGAGCAAGTGCAATCAGAAGATCAATTTGAGCACTTTGCTTTTCAGAGATTTCTTTAAGCATAGCGATCTGATCATTAGCTCTTACGCTTCCTCTGTTCAGGAAATACCAGATAACAAGATCAATGAGGCGAGCAAAAACAAATAATAATATCCAGCCAGTAGTAGTCATTTAAAGCACTCCGTGTGTCAAAAAAACAACATAACACCTGTTATGAGTGGCATCCACACGAATTATTACTGGCTATGCTGACGCAGCCAGCAGCGCCGCTTCCAGCCCTGCAAAAGGATCGCCGCCGTCGTTTACCTCATCCTCTTCTGTGCCCCACTGAAGCTGAGCATCTTCAATGGTGACTTTAACGCCCTGCGCTCCGTAAACCGCAGATACCAGCTGAGCATTGAGAATATCGCCGCGAATATCGCCGATTGGGCTGATACGGTCGTATTCAGCCCACATCTGGAATTCGCCGACCGTCATGGTTTGTCGCAGTTCGCCCAGCGTGCGGCCCATCCGGAGCGCCAGCGCCATCAGGAACTGCATGCCAGGCATTTTTACTTTGCTTTAGCATCATCCGCGTCACGAATGAGATCAAGTGCCTGCTTCAACAGCCTGGAATGCACAGGGCCATAGATCGCTTCAACCTGTTCGGTGTCATCGACAGTAAAGACGGGCTGCAGGTCGGTATCCAGCAAAATATCGATGAAAAGAGTGACGTCGGCCCGCATCGTGCGAAAGGCTCGTTCTGCGGGAGTGAGTTCAGGTACCTCTGGTGCTTCTTGCCCTTCCGGTGGTTTTGGTGGTTCCGGGCTGGCAATCCCCTGCCAGCGAATCCAGGCTTCTGCTGATGGCTCACGAATGATGACTTTGGCGTTATCCCACTCCGGAACGGAGACTTCTTTTTTACGAAAGCCCGCCATCGGGGCAAGTGCCAGTGCTTTAAGACTCGGTTTTGACATTAAGTTTATCGCCGGTCTCCCGGCGCTCCGTTAATTGATAGTGACGGTGCAATCAGAAGAAGTGATCACAGTGCCATCGGCATCAGTAACCACGCAGGAATAAACCCCGGCATCACCGGATACAGCGCTGGCTTTCGTAAACGTTGCGCTGGTCTGGCCGCTGACCGTCGAGGTGCCCTTTTTCCAGACGTAGGTATAAGGTGCCGTACCGCCCTGGACGACTACGCCCATAGTCAGGGCGCTTCCTGCCGCGACCGTCTGGGACGCCGGAAGGTCAGTAGCAAACGACAGAACTCCTGGGGCGTTAATATTGGTGGGTTTACCTTTCAGACGCAGCGAGAACGTTGCAGCAACAACACCGTTGGTTTGAGAATCCCAGGTGTGCTGACGTACCTCAGCGCGCATCAGGAATCCATTACCAGACGGGAAAATAACCTTAAATCCATAAACCCCGTCGTTATCGTATGCTGCACGAAGTGCATCCTGCGCCGGGTTGCGGTAGAAGTTACCGGAAAGTGACATTTCAGACGGAGCAGGAAGGCCGTTGATATTTTCCGTTTCATCCGAACACAGCACTGTCACGTCAATATCGTTTTTCTGACCAGCGGTAAAGCTGGCCTGTTTGATTGTGCAACTCAGGTTTAACCAGGTTGCCGTATCCAGCTCTGCCGCGGTGACCGGCACAGAGGTAATCATTACTACCGTTTTTTGGGCACGTTCAAATAGTGCTGACATCGCAGCCTCCATAAATGAAAAAACCGCCAGCGGCGGTCGGATTGGATTGGTTTTTGTCAGGCAATAACCGTTATTTCGAGGGTTGCCCGATGAAGATGGGTTGTCGTGTCGTAGCCAGGAATTTTTGTCACCTCGACAGGTGAAAGAACCTGCAGGCGAGCCAGAGCGTCCAGGCGTAACGCTCTGGCTTCGTCATTCGTTTCAGCCCATACATCAACCTGAATTCGCAGTGTCGACTCTGCCTGGCCACAAAAAACATCCCCGGCAACATCAGTCGGTATCGAGAAAATGACATAGGGAGTGGAAACTGCAGGAAGTCCGTCGCTGCCTAGCGGCACCACATACGGATAAACCCGCCCGTCTGCCAGCGACGACAGCAGGTCATAGAGATCATCCTCTGTCATTTTGATAACACCTCATCGATAGCCTGATTCATCCGCTGCATCGCCACCTGCGTAGCTTCTTCCATGCGGGTATCAAAGGCAGGGCGAACAAACGGATGTGCTGGCGCCGTAGATGTTCCCAGCTCCACGAAGCGCCAGTAAAACGCATTCCGCTTGTTGCTGGCCTTCATTGTATTGTCGCTGTTCCCCGTTCGCGGGTTAACGCCACGAATATGCACCCCAGATGAAATTTCACCGCTACGGCGACTTTTCTGGGTGACGACAACAACGTTTTTCTTCAGTTTTCCGGATTTCTCAGGAGCGCGATCAATCACCTCCTCGCGGAGCAATTCGGCACCAGCACGGGTCGACTCCCGGAGAACTTTATTATTTTCGGCCTTGCTGAGCGTTTGCAGATCGCGGGCAATATCCTGCAACCCGGAAAAATCCAGATTCACATCAATCATTTTTCGGTCCCCTGTTTGCAGAGAATTTCCAGCCGGGTGCCTTTGATATCCGGAACCGGAGGCCCGGTAACGTTAAGAACTGCGCCTTTAAACGGGCCAGTGCGTACTTTCAGGCGGGAAGACGCCGAAATATCTGTACGAAAACGCATCCAGACTCGGATTGTCGCATCAGCTTGCTCTACGCCAGCGGCTAACAGCTCACGACCGCTTATCCCCTTAACCTCGGCCCAGATGGTTTTCCCATCTTCCCATTTTTCAACCGGCTGACCTGAAGGCGTTCTGGATGTTGTGAAGTTCTGAATGGTGACCCGGTGCCGTAATCGTCCTGCCTGCATAATTCCCCCGCTTAAATACCATAAATTTTGTAAGGCTGGAGAAGTGCCTCGACAGTAAACGGAATATCTGTAGCAGCCTGACCGACAGAGACCGTTTCACGGTTTTCGTACCAGTGACCGATAAGCAGAAGCATCGCTGCTTTCACATCATCGCCAGGGAGAATTGAATCAGGATCATCTGCATACCCCTCGCTGGTTTCGGACTCATACATTTTGCGACGAGTCCATGTTTCGACGTAACGAGAAGCAGCTCCGATGTAGAGGGTCAATAGTGAGTCGTCATCGGTAAAGTCAGGCTCAATGCGACAATGCTCTTTAACCACTTCAAGTTCTAACATTATTTTTTAGCCTTCTTCTCTGGCACAGTTTCCGGCTGTTCCGGCTGTTCCGGCTGTTCCGGCTGTTCCGGCTGTTCCGGCTGTTCCGGCTGTTCCGGCTG